TGCAGGACCATGAGGTCGTCTTTGCTGCTGATGTCCCGCAGCGCGTCGCTGAACCAGGGACCGCCGAGAGCATTCCAGAAGCTGCTTTTCCGGGCGCCTTGATCGCCCATGAGCACGCAGGCTGAGTCGTGCTTGCAGCCCGGCTCATAGGCCCGTCGCACGGCGGCGATCAGGGTGCGGCGGATCATCTCGTCGTACAGCGTCGGCTGGCCGAGGGCTGCGTCTTCACGCCGCAGGTACTGGCTAGCGAGACCGTGGATGTAGGTCGGCTCAACCTCAGCAGCAACATGATCCAGGTACTCGACGACTGGATCGCGCGGGTTCTCCTGGGCCACGTACAGGGCCACATCCATGGCCTGATCCTTCGGCACCTTGAAGCCCGACTCGGCCAGCTGCAGGTAGAAGCGCTCCAGGTCCCGCAGTGGCAGGCCGTCCTGTTCCACCTGCTGGGTAAACACGTTCCACCGCAGCCGCTGGCCCTGCGACCGCAGCATGGCCATGAGCTCGCGGGTCGAGAGCTTCGCCAGCTCGCAGATCGGTGCATCACCGGGCTGCGCTGCCGGCTTGATCCGCACGGTCGCGCTGGCCGCGGCCAGAGGCGTCAGCATCGGCCGCTGCGTGCGGCTGTGATAGGCCGCGCGGCTCAGCAGGGTGTCAACGGGCGTGCCGGGCTGCGGAGCGCGCTTCAGGGCGCCATCGAAGCGGCGCCAGGCCTTCCGTTCGTCGAAGGTGCTGTCCTTGCCCCGCGCGGTGCGGATGTGATCGGCGAACAGGTCGCGGGCAGTGGCATCGGGCCGCAGCCCCTGGGCCAGCAGCCACTCCTCAGCACCGACCAGGTCAAGGGCCAGGCGCAGCTGGTCGTCATTCCACGCGCCAGGGGTGCCGCCTGACTCGACCAAGGATCGGCTGTCCCGGGTGATGAACTCGAGCAAGGGCACAACGGTGCCGGCGATTGATGCCGGCATGGGCTGAGTTAGCAGCGGCGTGTCGGCCTGTTCGCTGCGCAGCAGGAGCTCGATCAGGGCTATCGGGGCATCCGCCACCTGGATCTGTGCCGGGCTGCGATCGCGGATCCAGCGGTAGCCGCTGGTGTCGGGGTGAGCACCGCAGACGACCGAGTAGTGGCCGGCCCACCGCAGGTCCAGCTGTTCGGCGTGGCCCGTGGCGTCGGAACTGCCGGTCTTGAATACGCGGCGGGTGAGCAGGCTGTCCCAGAACTGCTCAGGCACGCGGTAGACCAGCTGGAAGCGGCCATCGCGGCCACTGGTCACGGCGACGGTTGGCGGCAGGTCGCGAGGCGGCAGGCCGAGGCGTTCGAGCTCAGCCGTGGCGCTGAACCCGTCGTGATCGACGAACAGCAGGCCGCCACTGGCAGGGCCAGCCAGGACACCGACGGCCTTGGCGCGGCCGGCCTTGATCTCGGCAGTGACGCCGGCCTTGTCAAGCGGGTTGTCCTGCCAGGCCGACTGATAGGCCCGCTTGCCGGTTCCCACGGCGACCAGGCCCCAGCCATCAGGCAAGGCCTTGAGCTCTTGGAGCAGCGTCATGCGCCTCTGCGCGCTTCCTTGGCCTGAACGATGAGCCAGCGCAGGTAGGCGGAGCGGCTGCAGCAACGCCGTTCGGCTTCAGCGTCGAGGAACGCCAGGAGCTCGTCCGGCATGGTGATGGTCCAGTTGCGCGAGCCGGTGAGCGGTCGTCGCCGGGTGGCCTGATCGGTCATGGGTAGTGTGTGGGTCATGCGCAACCCTAGGTGATCCTGTATGGTTGGCACGCCACCCAAGCTCCCATGCCCCTGCTCCATGGCCACGCTCGCCACTGCTCGGACCATGCGGTGGACGCTGCTGCAACAGCCGAGCCTCTGGCCTGTCCCGGTCCCGTCGCGGACTGCCGGCGGCTCCAGGGTCAATCTGCCCGCAAGGCCGGCAGCAAGCGGGGTGGGTGGCACTCACTCCACCACCACCACGCCATGACCCATGACTCAGACCATTGCGGACTACCGTCGCTTCATCGCCAGCAAGGGCACTGCTGCAGACAGTGCAGGATTTGAGCCAGCGCAAGCATGGCCAGGCCTATTTCCGCACCAACGGGCCACGCTGGACTTTGTTTGCCGCAAGGGCCGGGCCGCGGCCTTTTTGGACACTGGACTGGGCAAGTCTCGAGTCGAGGCTGCAGCAGCTGCTGAGTTTGCGCAGCAGTCAGGCCGACCGTCGCTGATCCTGACGCCGCTGGCCGTAGCGCGGCAGATGCAGCGCGAGTGCGAGGCCGTTGGCGTAGAGGCTCGCATCGTGCGGGAGCAGTCAGACGTTGGCCATGGCGTCAACATTGCCAACTACGAACGGCTGCCGAAGCTGGATGCGGCTGCGTTCGGCGGCGTTGTTCTGGATGAGAGCAGCATTCTTAAGAGCTTTAGCGGTCCCACTAAGCAGATGCTGTGCGACGCATTCAGGTCTACGCCGTTTCGCATGGCTGCTACAGCCACACCAGCGCCAAACGATCACATGGAGCTAGGCAATCATTCCGAGTTCCTCGGTCACCTTGGCAGCATGGAGATGCTGTGCCGTTGGTTTGTCAATGACACGAGCACGGCCAGCCAGAACTGGCGCCTTAAGGGCCATGCGCAGTCCGACTTCTGGAGATGGGTAAGCAGCTGGTCTCGAACCGCAACGTTGCCTTCTGACCTTGGAGGCGAAGATGCCGGCTTTATCCTGCCGCCGCTGAACTACCAGCTTCACACTGTTACCGCGGACATTACGCAAGACGTGCCAGACGGGATGCTGTTTAGGATCCCCGATGGCAGCGCCACGACGATTCACAAGGAGAAGCGCCTGACAATGCAGGATCGGGTAGCTTGCGCAGCTGACATCGCCAACAATGCTACGGGTGCTGTCATTGTCTGGTGTGAGACCAATGGCGAGTCGTCTGCATTGGCCGCATCGATTCCTGATGCGATAGAAGTGCATGGGTCAATGGATCTCGACGACAAGGTGGCCGCGTTGGATGACTTCACCTTTGGACGCCGCCGGGTGATCGTCTCTAAGCCGAAGCTGGCCGGCCTGGGCCTGAACTGGCAGCACGCGCACACGGTCATTTTTGCCAGCGTCAGCCACAGTTATGAACAGCACTATCAGGCCGTGCGCCGCGCGTGGCGCTATGGGCAGACAAAGTCAGTCACCTGCCACGTGATCATCAGCGACACTGAAACCAGCATCTGGAACAACGTGCAACGCAAAGCTGCGGACCATGCGCGCATGAAACGTGCCATGGCTGAGGCCATGAACGGATACCAGCAGCAAGCGCTGAAGAAGGCGTACACCAGAACTGCCAACGTCCTACTGCCTGACTTCCTTCAATGAAACCCGACTATCAAGGATCGAGCTGGGCCATCTATCTGGCCGACTGCATTGAGATTATGAATGGCCTGCCTGAGGGCCTGATTGATCTGGCCATTTTTTCTCCGCCATTCTCCGACCTGTTCGTGTACTCCGACTCCGAGCGCGACATGGGCAACTGCGGCAGTCACGCCGAGTTCATGGAGCACTACGCCTATTTCACCCAGGCGCTGTACCGTGTGCTTAAGCCCGGCCGGGTCGCATGCGTGCATTGCAGCGACCTGCCAGCTCGCAAGAGCAAGGACGGATTCATCGGCCTGCACGACTTCAGCGGTGACCTGATCAATGCTCACCAAGCAGCTGGATGGGTGTATCACGCCCGCTGCACGATCTGGAAAGATCCTGTCATTGAGATGCAGCGCACCAAGGCGCTGGGTCTGCTTTATAAGCAGCTCAAGAAAGACAGCAGCCGTAGCCGGGTCGGGATGCCTGACTACATGCTGTTCTTTCGCAAGGATCAGGACAATCCTGATCCGATCACGCATGATCCAAAAGATCTCCCGGTCAGCATGTGGCAGGAGCTGGCCAGCCCGGTATGGATGACAGTCAACCAGACAAAGGTACTCAATGGCCGCCAGGCTAAGGGCGAGCAAGACGAAAAGCACATCTGCCCGCTGCAGCTTGACGTGATTGAGCGCTGTTTGACGCTCTACAGCAACCCGGGTGATCTGGTCCTAGATCCGTTCAACGGCATCGGCAGCACCGGCTATCAGTCCGTAAAGATGGGTCGCCGCTACATCGGCGTTGAGCTCAAGCCTGAGTACGCGAAGCAGGCATCACGATTCCTGGCGCAAGCCGAGGGCCAGTCCGCGACCTTGTTTGATCATGCAGCTACGTCCATACCAGGCTGACGCGATCGACCGCATCCGCGCCGCCTTCGCGGCCCGGCATCGTGCGGTGCTGTTCGTCCTGCCCACTGGTGGCGGGAAGACCGTCATCTTCTCCCACATCGCTCAGCAGGCCGCGGCCCGCGGCAACCGCACCTGCATCCTGGTGCATCGCGCTGAACTGCTGGAACAGGCCAGCCGGAGCCTGGCCGGCATGGGCGTGCCGCATGGCCTGATCGCCGCCGGCCGCTCGATGAACCTCGCCGCGCCGGTGATGGTGGCCAGCGTGCAGACCCTGGCCCGACGGCTTCACAAGCTGCCGCCTGATCTGTTTCGCCTCGTGGTGGTCGACGAGGCGCACCACAGCAACGCCGGCACCTGGGCCAAGGTGCTGGCGCACTTCGCCGCTGCTCGCGTCCTGGGGGTGACCGCAACGCCGGTGCGCACCGATGGCCGCGGCCTGGGGGAGTGGTACGGCGAGATGGTGCTCGGGCCGACGCCGGAGTGGCTGACCGAGCAGGGCTTCCTGGCGCCTGCGCGGGTGCTGGCGCCGCCTGGGTTCAGCGCCGAGGGCCTGCGACGCC